AGCAACTGATTTCTCATCCTTAGCATCTTGTAATTCTTTCTTAGAAGCAAGGTTACCAATTGAATCGATTACGACAATCACGTTATCTTTACGTTCAATATTATCTAATTGAGCAACTAGATCAAACTTAAGTTGCTCAACATCAACGATAGGAGTATGTAGTACACGGCTCGTATCGATACCAAATGTTTCGAAGTACGATTGAGGTGAACCAAACTCTGAATCATAGAATAAGCAAACAGCATCTTTATGTTTTTTTAGATAAGCTGCAGCCATCAATAAAGCAAATGATGTTTTAAAATGCTTTGATGGACCAGCAAGTACAGTAAGACCTGATGATAGACCACCATCTGGATCACCTGATAACGCAACGTTAACCATTGGCACCTCAGTTGCAACTTGATCTTTTACTGAAAAGAATATGCTTTCGTTTAGAATAGAAGTTTCCTTGATCTTAGAATTCTTCTTTAATTTATCCATAACACTCATATTAGTACTTCCTATTATTACGTTGGTTCATTGGATTCTCTGCATTCAATCTGCTTTGACGCTTCACTGCTTCCTTTCCTTTACGACGACGCTTTGATGTTGGCTTCTCGTAATATTCCTTCTCTCTTACTTTCTGTAAAATACCAGCTTCTTCAACGATCTTGCTGAATTTGCGTAATGCTACATCGAACGGCATTGGTTTTTTGGTTTTGTTTTTGTTTAAAATTACCTTAGGCATAGTTTTCTCTTTGTTGATTAATAGTATATTATATCATAAATTCATCCAATTGTAAACCTTTATTTTCATAATCATAAGTACGTTTCTTATTGTCTTCGACTAAGAATTTAGTTTCAATTGAATCAAGATTTCCTTCAAGCCATTTCTTTATCATGCGCGCTGGATGCTCTGCTGTTGTAACAGGAACATTTTGACATATATGATTTAGATTAGCTTTGGGATTTATCAGTTGAAAATCTGTTGGAAGCTTCATAATTGACATAGCTTCACGAACAGTTAAATAACGGTCTTCATCTGGATGAGTAAGACACGTTGGCATATGACCTACAAAGGCACCAATATAGTCCTTTGGTATCTCTGTAGTCTTACGCATGATATTACCACCAGCTTTTAACTTATGATACTTACGATCACATTTAGAAGCTTCGTTTTCGTAACCTTGTTCACGCATCCATTCAGCAACTACTTTATAGTTAGTATGCTTTTCAATCTCATCCAATGGATTCGTAGTCTTTTCAATCTTATCTTGAAACTCAGAATGCGTAATACCACCCTCGATAACTTCTAATACGTATCGATAGTAAGGATTCTCTGATGGAATCTTTTCATTCGTAAGTACATTCATTGGATCATCTTCGCGTCTTTCGATAGAACGGATATGATCTTCAATAGTAATGTGTGGCTCACTAACGTAGCCAAGGAGTGGCACTAGGTCTCCTTTCCAAAAAAAGTAAAAAGTTCTGTCTCGAACTTGTGACAGACCATGCAGCATGCTCTTAGTTTTATATATGCTAAAAACATACCCATGATCTTCAGCAATCTTTCGAAGACGTTTAACAACAGGTTCACCCATCTTAGATGCAAGTCTTGGTGCGTTCTCTCCCCAGAATACTTTAGGTTTAACCTTACCCAACACATATTCTGCTGATTCATACATCCAGTTATTCATAGCACTGTTTGAATTGGCTTGTGGAGATAACGAAGAAAGACCAGCACATGGACATACTGTATTAACTATATCAACATAATCTGTTTTACCATTACCTTCGTCAATCACATGATATGGTACTTCATTATTATAGTGATTCAATATTTGAGAATCATTATTTGCAAATGCAGAATAAGATAAAATATACTCAGGTCGTTTACCGAACACATTCTCCATTGCAATTGTTTCTCCACCAATAAGTGGTACTATACTTGCCCAAGTTGCCATTTTAAAAAAATTCCTCTAGTGTATTGTTGTTAGATTGAATGCCATTCCAGTATGGATAGAATTCACGTGATAAATGAATAGACTTTGGTTTTTCCATATACTTAAAATCAAGCTCACCAATATTATTATAGAGCTTATCAGTCCATCTTATGATGCCATATTCTTTTTCGATGTAGTCATTAAACTGATTACGAATATCAGTCCTTTCTTGCCATGAACCCCAGAATGGTTGGCCTTTGTGATAACCTGATTGTGGTATTTTTCTAGATTCATTTTCAATTGGTAGAAGTTCATATATCTTAGCATTATATTTACCAGCCTCTTCCATATATCTATCAGCTAAATCTATGATAGAAGCTTCTAATCTAATAATATGATGCCGCACATCGATATTACCAAAATAGCAATGGAGTTCTTTATAGTCATGTGGAATAAAAGAATCAAATCCTTCTTTTAAAGCGCCATTAAGAGTTTTGAATGGAACACTATTAACTGTCCAACCAGGCCGGTACATACATATAGAATGGCTATCACCAATGACAAGCTTATCAGTTGGATTAGGATAATCGACTCTTATTGCTGTATCATGCATTCGTTTAAGATTTTCTAAATCGACTTGTTCCCATTCAGGTTGAACTTCTCTTTTAGCTGATTCTAATTTAGTTTTAAGCATTTCATGATATGGTGGAAAATCAATGCCTATAGAATAGACTTGACCTTTAAATTTAGAAAAGTTAACAGTGTTTTGAACGTATGGAAACCCATAAACACCACCAAACATGTTAAGACCACCACTGTAATCGCTGCCATGATATACCCATAGGTTGTCATATTGATTATGATCTACAATTTCACCACCATAGTTAACATCACAATGGCCATATTTTTGTTTAATCATATCACCATATATAACACCTTGAGCTCCTCTATGAGAAGCATGACGTTTTGCTATTGGTATAAATGGACAATTAATTATATTCTTCATTTTCTTCTTAGAAATATGTCAACGCCCCACAGTACTCCGCCCCTTTCTTCTTTAATACCAAGTTCTGGTATTTCAAAAGGTACGTTATTTCTAAATCCTACTAGAGGAGCAGCGTTAATAATATCAAAATCTTCTACTATAGTATCATACCACAATTCTACAAATTTGTAAATCTTTTTAGCATTATGAATTTCTAAAGCAAGCTCATTTATGCATTCTGGTATTTTACCATTATTTAATTCAAACCAATCAAATTCAGTTCCTTCAATATCCATTTTAAGATGCGTTGGCTTATGCAATTCTATCATATCATCAATGAAGTAGTTTGTTACATCATATTTTAATGATCTCTTTTTTATCGTATATTTATGTGGTGTGACTGTACCTGAGCATGTACCTTGGTCTGTTGGAGTTCTATGAAATGTAATTGTGTCATCATGTAAATGGGATACTGCTGCTTGATGTATTATTCCATGATCTGGAATATTCTTAGAAAGAACTGTAAAATTATCCGGATCAGCTTCAAAACCAACATACTTTTCTACATGATCATGTTTACACATATGAGCAAATCCACCAATATTAGCTCCAAAATCTAATACAATCGATCCTGGTGTAAAATTAAAATACTGGTAATTTTCTATACACTCCTTTATCATTTTTTTATCAGTTCCATTTCCTTTTCTATAAATAACATCTTTAAATGTTTGATATTCTACCATTACATAAACTCCTCTAGTGTATTCTGTTGTTTTATCATTTTTTCTCTTCTTTGTATTATATCACACTTTCAACCAATTGTAAAGGATTAATCCATAAAAGATTCTAATGGAGAAGGCGCAAGTCTTTTCTTAAGATCTTCTGCAATACCAACAAATGAATCAAAAGTCAAGGGTAACATCCTTTTAGTTTGAGCTTTGCTATTCTCTTTGATACCTAAAAAGCAATTAAACTGACAAAAGGTAATCTCAGTACCGAATGTAGTAAGGTTGCCATTACGTTCTAGATTTTGTTTATAGAATGCTGCCTCAGAATCTGTCATTTCAAAAAACTCATGCTGGTGATCTCTAACTGCTAGTATATATGCTTCCATGATTTCGTTATTCTTAAACTTAACTTCAGGAAATACATATTCAAGTCCTCGTTTAGCACCAGGACCTACTAAGCAATAGTCATCATCTTCATCAATATTAGGTAGATCATCACAACGAGAAAAGTTACAAGGTGGGTGATACGAAAAGTATGGTCCAATACCACGGTGAGTAGAGAACCAATCACATACATCACTTAGTTTGTTATTTGAATCTTGTACTACTTTACTCATACCAAGATCATCTAAGTGTGCCATCCATCTAATCATATTAGATAAACCAAATTTCTGATCTGGATTGTTATCTTCTTCACGGCAAAAATTACGAGCTGATGTTTGCAAAGATGTCTGTAACTGAGTAGCACCCCAGACCTTCAGCTTATTCTTATTAGTATCTAGATTAGTATTGATCCAATGATAGTAATCACCCTTTAGTTTATACTCATCGAAGTCAATAATCTTACCGTAGTCAGCAGAGTCTGAGGCAACCAATGTTAGTGTTGGCATACCTACAAACTTTACTGCCATGGCATTAAGGATTTTGTTTCTCATTGAAGTGTCCTGATTAAAGACAAAGTTCTCTAACCAGTACACCTCGGCATGTTTGGAACGGTTTGGATTCCAGTATGAAACTTCTTGTCTCATAGCTGGACCGAATTCTTCAGAGTACTGATACTCGTCAAGTCTATTAGACTCTCTTAGTGCTTCTCTTCGGAAGAATTCAAGTACCCACCTATTAAAATAACGAAAGTTAGTCTCATTACGAGTATCTCTTAGTTGCTGAAGTGTTATCGTACTCATGCTTTACTTTTCCTTTTATATGATGGGATTACTATTTTAATATCCAATGAGACCCTCTCTTACTAAATGAATTACGTTTAATTCTGGATGAACCTTTTTGATCTCTTCAATTTGAACAGGATCATCTTCGAAATGAAGTCCAATATCGTATGTTTCTTTTAGAGTTTCAATACAACGAGCTTTGTGACGACCGCTTTCTTCGCGAGAGTATGACTCATGATCTCTGGTAATGGGATTATACATAACAGTATTATATATGCCACGAGATTTAAGCATAGTTTCTGTCTCTTCTCGTTGTGTATATGAACGACCTGTAATGATAATATCATCTTGACCAGGACGCACACCAGTTACGTCCTCACCAAAATATATTACACCATCAATATCAAAAGTATTAATCAATTGCTTAGGCATAATCGTTTTCACCTGATTGGAATGTGTAAGTTAAGTCTTCAACTTTAGGATTGTTTTCTTTAAGTTGTGGGCGTGTAATATCAGTTAATACTCTACGAGCTAATGCATCACATTCAAACTTAGAATCTGCAGTTTTAAGCTGTTGAGGTGGAGTCTTTTGTGACCATGCTGATGGACCACGTAAGTAACCAACAATACCCATTTCAGCCGCTACTTTACAGAATCGAATAGCATCATATACGATACCAGCACTGTTAGGAGAATCTTGAACAGATAATCGAGCAGTCAATTCATAACGAGCTCCTGCCCAACCCCAAAACACCATATCGATATTAGCAATCTTATTATCAGATCCAATATACTCATCACCTGGTTTTTGGAAAACTGTAAGAGATGGACCAGCATACATTGTAAGGCCAGCAATGTCTTTACCACGTACTGCAGCCTGACCATTAAGAACATTTTCTTTTGAGATATGTTTATTCTTTAAACGATCTTTAGTTGCCATGTTTAGAAAATCAGTATTAGCAGTACGACCAGTTCTACGCATATCACCTTGTGTTGTACCACAAGCTTTGTTTTCTTGAATATGTTGAGTAACTAATAGACCTGAATCCATAATAGATCCTTGAAGTACTTCAGATAAACGAGACGCACCATAATCAGATCGCATATCAGAACCAACGATTGTTACACCGTATTCGATAGCAAGCCGTTCTAATTCCATTGCGTCTTCAGTAGAAATATAAGTTGGCATACAGTTAACAACATGAACACCAGATTTAATAGCATTTTCAATGTGCCATCTAGCCGCTTCTTCTGAACCTACTGGCATATAGTTAAGTAGGACATCAACATTACGAGCTTTAAGAATATCACGATATTCAGAAGCAGTAATTGGAGCTGTTTCTGTATCTTCTAAAAACGAAATATTTTCATTTAGATCATTCATATGAGGTGCAATACCATCAAGGGTTGGTGATCGATATACTACTGATTCGTTAGCAATACAACTCATATCGTGACCTGGAGGATATACTTCCATGTTACAATTAGGTTTTGCATAGATTGCAGTATTTAATCGTTGACCTACCTTGCGGGAATCAACATCGAAGCCAACTACGAAATTAAAATTCGGAGCTGAATAACCACCAATGTCTTGAAACATCAAGCCAATAGTGTCTTCTGGGTTTTCGTTATAATATTGGACACCTTGAACAAGTGCCGATGAACAGTTACCTACGCCAGCGATGGCGATATTAATTTTTGACATAATTTTCTCCTTTATATCAGTTTTTTTATGTGAGAGATTTGACTGGATCAGAGTAGCTCACGTGAGTTAATGTTGTGTTAGTATCTATACGGTTTTCCAATGTATTCCTGCCTCGTTAAGTAATTGTATAGTGAGCTCAAATGATTCTAACCATTTTTCATCAGAGTTTTCCAATGAGTTTTTACACATTACAATTCGTTTCACGCCAACTTGAATAAGACCCTTTGCACATTCAGAGCAAAGAGGCAAACCATGTATATAAACTGTTGAACCATCAAGGGATATTCCATTGAACGTAGCATTATATATGAGGTTCATTTCAGCATGGACGACATACTTATACTTCTTAAAACGATCATTTAATCGCTCATCAGTATCATCGATGCCACGAGGAAAGCCATTGAATCCTTGAGCCAATACTTGACCTTTAGAACCAATGGCTACGGCACCTATTTTCTTTGATGGATCTTTTGACCAAGATGCTACCACCGCGGTCAATTCCATATAACGTTTATCCCATTTATTTGACAAGATCAAAGTGCCTCTCGTATACGTGAAGATTCTGAACCTGCCAATGGATATTACCAACTGTAATCGGTGGTCTACCTTGATAGTCGTTTATATCTCCGCATAAGTGATATAGCACATGTTCTTGCCATGCAAAATCATTCTTATAACCAAAGACCACATCATTAGATCGCATTTGAACTACACAATGAAGTTGATCATCACGAATATAATAAGTTACTGCATTCGTGCAAATAAAGTCATTCTTACCATTATCATCATAATCAACCCATATAGAAGGACGTTGGTATACCATTGAAGCACGGCGTGAATCTTCATTGCTACGTAATTCGTTTAATACTTTATTATATTGATTGTAATGCTTATCATTATAGATTAGATTACCATAGTTTGAATTGATTTCACCATGATCATTAGCTGTCATCTTCCATGCTTTAGGAGGCTCACTCGATATATCATAGATATTAGTCGATTCACTATCATACCATTCAAGTTCTTTTTGTATGTAGTCTTCATTTGGAGTACCGAAGATCGCATTTTCATCAGCAATGAATGATGCGCCAAGTAGCTCAATCGTTTTAGAACCGGTACGATCAGTTGTAAAGTTTTCTGCTTCTAGTTCATCAACAAAGTATTGACGAATATCTTCAACGTTTTGCATTATCATTATTTAGCGTCCTTAGGTTTAGGGCGATGTGCATTCTCGAATGTTGTACCATCACTACGTAGCCAATGGTTATCACCAATGTAAGTTGGTTCAGTGTTTAAGATCTGGCCGGAGTCGGTGCGGCCGAAGCCTCGAAAGTGTACTGAATCAGAATTAATTGTATATGGAACACCACTTACACGTAAATCAGGATCTTCACAAATATTAGTGTCATTATTTACAGTTAGGTCTAGCATTTCATCGGGCCATATCTGATCATCTGTGGCCCATTCCATAGGTGGAGCATTATCAAAGAAGCTATCCCATGTTCCTTGTTTAGATTTAACTTCTACCTTACGATTCAAGAAGTCACGATCATTTGATTGGCCTTCAACTTCACCACGGATATAAGCAACAATGAATGAACTATAGTTGATTAAATCTTTTGCTGAATCTTCAAGCGATTCAAAGTTGGGATTATAATCTTTATCATGTTCCATTGCTTCAAGAACTGAATACATACGGAGTATTTTACCATATACTGTATCAAGAATTGTAGCAACACCACGTGGATAGTAGTCAGCTTGAACAATGTTTGAGTTAGGGTTTTGGTAATCATTAGATTTTTTGAGCTGTAGATCAGCACATTCCTGTAATACTTTTAAAGATTCTTTCATTTATTAATATTCCTCGTTAATATACATATATTATATCATACTTTCACACAAATGTAAACCTTTATTTTTATTTAATGTCATATGTTACAGATTCATTTAAGTACATTTTGTATCGATCACGGGCACTATAGCTATCAGTTCGTGACCAATTATTATAGTCGAACATATCATCTATTGGTACTATTGTGTTTAAGTTGCATGTTACGTTTGGTAATCCTTTGACGTAATCAGCCTTTCCGCCAACAATGAAATCGATCGAGTTTTTATACTTATACTTCCCATTGAACTTACCCCAATGATATATCTTTTTGCCATTCACTATTTCTTTTGGGAGTATATTTGCTGAAAGAAAGCCTCTCGTATCTTCAGCAGTAGCATCGATATAGTATACTTTATCTTTATATCTAACAGCAACATCCCAAGCAAATGTCGAAGGTTTGGTGTGATCAAATTCTGCAGGATTTAACCATGAATCAGGGACACACTGCACAATAGCATGTTCTAAAGTACAACACATAGCATGCGCAATCTGTGTTTCATGAGATCTGTTGTCGTTATTATTTTTCTCACTATTGTTGACTATATTATTGACTTGTTTAATAACTTCACCTTTAAGAGGTACTAATATATTACGATTGTCAGTAAAACATTCACATAGAAATTCAATAAACTCTAATTTTGCATCTACCTTAGGTGCTAGCATTTTTGTAACCATTACCATTGATGTATCACTCCTGCGATAATAAAGAAACATGTTACGAAATTGACTAGGACTACGGTACTTCGTATCATAGCTACTTGGTCAGCTTCACGATCTGTGGTGCCAACCTTTTCACCAAGAGATTTAGCCCATAGTCTCCAATACTTATTATGCTTCATTTGTTTAACATCCTCGCACACGTAAATAAACTATTTTCTTCCAAGCAATCAGACCACGTGTGATAGGCAATTGCTGAACTTAATGAGATTATAATACAAAAACCTGCTATTTGTGCTATTAGTTTCATATGTTACTCCTAAAAATATATTCAATTGCACGATCTGCTTCTTTATTTAGATCACGTGACCCATACCACATGCCTGTATTATTATCAAGGTCACGACATATATATGCGATCTCTTGAGCTGTGATTGGATAACCACGTTTCATAGCGTTACTTGCTGTAGAAACCATAATCTGATACATCTTATAATACCAACCACCGCCGGTGATAGCCTTATACTCTTCAACTTGTCGTTTGTTTACGAAAGGACAATCGATATAACCAGTCCAACTAAAGTTAGTGTTATTCAATTGTTGCTTACGATGTTCAATCAAACCTTCACGAATTGCAGGAGGTAATCTATCAAAGAATGAATCACTGCTATTAGATATGTATCGATGCTTTTCCATTAACTCATCAGGATCCATAACCTTACCATCATGAGAGAAGATAAAGTTATAAGCACCTTCATACGTTGCTGGAATATAGTACATACGAGAAAGATCTTTCGTTTGAACATCAGCGATATCACCAATCTCTTTATTCAGTGCATACCAGAAATGCTTGATCTGTTCACTATCAACCCACTTAGTCAAAGGGAATACTAAACGAAACTTAGGATTCTCTTTGGTAGAGCTTGCAGTTGAATAGCATACGTATCGATACTTTTCGTATTGCCTATGGATGTCTTCAACATTACCTACGTAATCATCAACATCAACAATACCAAAACCACCCCAAGCAACTACGTTGGCATTGGCTCGTTTAGAGTTTTCAACGTAGGTTGCTGGGGAGATAAGAGGTGCATCTTTCTTTTGCTTGAATGTTTTTTCGTTTGCTAGCTTATATAGTATCTGTTCGAATTGATCAAAGTTATTATAATCAACTCGTTTAGAAGTACTGTTATCATATATGCTATCAAATATTGTCAGTGCTATTGTCATCAAATAAACCTAACTGTTCAGTTACAACATGTGTGAATAGACCATGATTGTCTACATGGTTTGGAGCCATCCAGCCTTCAGGTTTAACCAGATCTGGTACACCAAGTGGATTAGGACGTGATGGTTTAATACCAATCACTTTTGCCATATTAGCTTCATGTACTTCATCCCATGCTTTATATGGATCAACACCGAATGCATCGAGTGTGCCAATTGCTACAACACATATATCGATTAGACCATCAACGATTTCTTCAGGATCTTTATCGATATGAACTGCTTTAAGTGTTTCTTCGAATTCTTCTTCAATAAAATCTAAACGAAAATCAAGGAAGGTTTGAAGCTTTTTCTTAGAATTAAGGTTATCATTAACCCAATCACGAGTGCCATACTTTGTTTGCATCTCGTGAATATCTTTTACCCAATTAGTACTCATTATACGACGATTCCTGATGTTGCTGACAAGTCAATTACTGATTCAGTTTCAGCTGGTGTTGTTGCTTTAATATAGTAATCCTTTAACGAAACAGTAGGATTAGCTACTAGAATAACATTATCACCACTGATTTGAAATGATTCAGAATCTGAATACGGCATAAATGGTTCAAAGCCCATGTTGCTTTCGTCTTGAACGATTGTGACTGGCATAGTGATGGTATATACAGGGCACAGGCACTGCTTGTCATCACATGATACTCGACCTAAGAGTTCTTCACCAGATACGAGTTTTAATAGTTGTACAGTTTGCATAGTTTTCTCCGTTGTTTGAATGTATATTATAACATAGTTTTAAGTAAAAGTAAACCTTTTTTTTATCCAAAGAAGTCTTCAAGGGAAGCTCTTTCTTCGGAAGACCAGCCGATTGCGCCAAGGATTGGTTCGATTGGATCAAGGAATGTTTTCTGGAACTGTAAGTCATAATCAATGTATTTATCGATTACGAATTCAGGTGGTAGGTAATCAGGAAACGATATGACGTTTTCCTTGATGACGTTTGGTTTACGAAGATAGATGAATTTGACCTTATCACCGTTTTTGATAGGTGAATACTTCTTCGTAAGAGATAGATCCTTAACGCGTTTGTTATAGAGTAGACTACCACGAACATGAATAGGAGTACCTTTCTTATAGATCAGTTTGTTGTCTTTGTATTCTTTGACTTTAGACACACCACGTGGGAATGCAATGTCATGTGCAGGTAGTGTCACAAAGTAGTCCTTGAACTCTTTGATTGCAGCTTGAGTCTTCGATTCACTACCATCAATGATTACCTTAAAGATGTCTTTAAGAGCATCACGACATGGCATGGGGGTGGAAGATTTGATAGCTTCGATACCCATGATCTTGAGCTTAGGTTCTGCATAACGTACACCTTCGTTGTCATGTACATTGAGGATGTAACGTTTCTTAGCAGTCCAGATTCCAGTATCAGCGATAACTTCACGACCCATAACCATCTTGTTTTCGATGCCACCCATCATATTGAATAGATTAGCATATGCTTCAGTAAGAGCTGGTTCGAGTTTCTTTTGTGCAACAGTATCAAGGAAGTCTACAGGATTAGCAGGTTTGACTGCTTCTACCAATGGATCAAGGTTAACATACAGCGAATCGGTATCGATTGCAATAACGTAATCTTTATCTGTTTTAAGTATCTTATTGAGATAGTCATTGATTGCAACTTCAGCCCATTTGATCGATAGCTGACCTGACAATGTGATAGCTTCAGCAATACGTTGATCAAAGAATCTGAAGTACTTGTTACCGAGTGCACCATAAAGAGAGTTTAGAAGAATCTTGATAGACATCTGTCTGTTTTCAGCAATGGCAATATCACGTTCGATACTGTATATGGTTTGCTTATCAGTCTTATCAGCATTCTGTAACGCTTGTTGTGCATCAAGCATTTGACGTTTGATTCCAACACGTTCGGTGTACATACCATCGATGATATCAGGCAAGATACCTTTCTTATCAGTTCGAAAGACTTGGCCGTTGCCACCAATCGATTTGCCGCTATCTTCGAATGTCATTTTCTTATCAAGCAATGATTGAATGTCAACGTTACATCGTTCGCCTTCGATGATTGTTTCTGGTGACATGTTATATTGCATAATCAATGATGGATATAGTGAATTCAAATCGAAGCTTACAACCCATTTGTGAAGACCTACTTGTGGATCTTTAACATAACCACCAGGGTATGGTGATTTGAATTTGACTTCACTGAATGGAACAGCAACTTTCTTTTGGAACAATTCACGATAGATGATTGAATCCCATATAGCAGTTGTACCAAAGGTATCATTATAGTTAACGCCACCTTTGTATGCCATGGTTAGACATAGTGTGATAAGGCCCATCTTGTCTTCGAAGCGATCAACCAACTCTACATCTTTGATGTTATAATCAATGAACTTCTGATAATCATTTAGATAGAGAGTGTGTAGTGAACCATGTTCTTCGTAGGATAGTTTCTTTTCACCAAGAACTACGTGAGCAATATGGTCGAGTTTATATGATTCTTGTGGACCGTAAGAGTAACCGAACTTCTTAAAGAGCTCGAGGTAATCGATAATGGCTATGCCTTTAAGTTCATAAGACTGTTGAGTGCGACCCATCTGAGTGACATCACGTGATTCTACCATACCCCACGGAGAGTATCGTTTAACGAATTCAGCATCAAGGACTTTGGTTGTACGATTGACAAGATATGGAATATCGAAGAATCTACAGTTCCAACCAGTTACGATATCAGGACAATTAGGACCACGCCAGAAGTCGGTGAATGCCATAAGCAGTTGAGCTTCATTGATGAATCGTTTGTAGATAACAGGGTGGTCTTTCATAAGTGTCTTTTCTACGTCATATTCACCTAGAGCCCACACGTAATATGTATCATCGATATTGTTTTTAATTGTGATTGATATGATTGCTTTTTCTGCTGATTCAGGTTCAGGGAATCCATCATCAGATTCAACTTCGATATCGATTGTAGTTACGTTAATCTTGTTACGATCAAATTCGATTTGACCTGGATATGCATCATTGATATATGTAGAGATATATCGATCATTGCCAAAAATGTTACGGCCGACGACGCCACTGTTNATTTCAATCCAATCCTTAGCTTCACGCATAGAATCATGTGTGATAGGCGCTACGGCTTTACCACATAGAGATTGCCATTCAGTAGGTTTGTTTGTCGATACGAAGTGTGTTGGTTGGTATTTGATTTTATCAGCGAATCGCCGATTACCGTCATAGCCACGAACGAGTAGTTGATTGCCATAACGAGTTACATTAGTATAGAATTTCATAGTCACCTTTTCATAATAGAAGTATATTATATCATACTTTAGCGTAAATGTAAACTGTTATTTTTGAAAGGTGATAGACGACCGAAGTCGCCTATCGAAGGGTGTTACGATTAAAGACTTACAGCAACTAACCATATTAACAAATATGGCACGCTAATGAAAGTAGCAATAACAGCACAGAGTTTGCACTTATCGCCAGCATCTTTAATCGAATCTTGGTTTAAATATTTCATAATACTCTCCAGTAGATTAGTTAATTCTACCAGTATTCAACTGAATCAATCTTGGATAAAGGTTTTTTCGGTTGAGGTCCCAGCAGATCCGATATTGATCTTCCTAGGACGCTTCTCTTCTGGAAATTCAACTCTGGCTTTCA